GCAGCAGGCGACCTTGTAAGCCTTGACGTATCGGCTGTCGGTTCCAGCACTGCTGGTTCAAACATGACTGTTGCGTTCGTAGTAACCGAAGGCTAAGCAAACCCTTCAACAACAAAAGTTTTCCCCCAATTGCTTCGGTGACTGGGGTTCAGCCAGCCATCTCTTCACGGGGATGGCTGGCTTTGTTTATATAGAGATATTAATGTTATTATTAAATAATGACAGCACTAATAATTGCGGGCGTAATTGGTTTAATATCTGCTGGTTGGGCAGATCATATTGCATATTTTTTCCCTTTTGGCTATTGGCAGTGGAAATTAAAACTATGGTGTCTCAGAAACAATCCCAATTGTGAACATTTGAAAGATAAAAAAATTCGCCAAGAATTAGCCTGGGAACAATATGAAGACAGCAAATATATCAATACAGCGAAAGCAAAGGAAAATGATGCCCGGTAGCCACGAAAAGTCTGAGTGCCAATGTGCGCATTGCGGTTGTGAAACTTGGTGCGCGGGCGATTGTCCTTGCGCCGAATTAATGGGTGCCAGTGCATGCACAAGTCGACACGATTAATTAAACTGCTTCCAATCATGCTGATTGCAATTTCAGCCTGTGGTTATGACGGCAAGTATCGCTATTCATGCCAAGACCCAGAAAATTGGGGAACAAAGGAATGTAAGCCACCAATATGCGAAGTAGATGGAAACTGCACAAAAACTTTGCTTGGATGGGACCCAACAGAAACAACCGTAGAGATAATTCCAGTAGAGGAGACAGTGGCACCATGAAGAATCGACTTACTCCTGCAGAGCTTGATGCACGCCTCAAATTTGTAGTTGGATGCGTACTAGCTGGTGTTTTGTGTCTGACAACGATTGGCGTCCTCTACGCTCTAGTATTCGTTACGCAACCAATAGGTGCTCAAGCCGAAAATGACAAAATGTTCTTTAGCGTGCTCTCATCGGTTGCAACGTTTATCACAGGAACGCTTGCCGGACTGATGATTTCAACAGGCAGGAATACTGACGACAAAAACGGTAATGGAATTCCAGATTCAGAGGAGTAGTAATGAGAGTCTGGATTGACCAAGACCTATGCACTGGAGACGGATTATGCGCGGAGATAGCACCAGATGTATTTACGATGATGCCGGACGGTTTGGCGTACGTAAAAGAAGGCGACAAGATATTTGCCTCATCTGTGGGAAACCCCGAAGGCGCAGCCGGTTTAGCATCCTTCTCGGACGACAGGCTTGATGACGTGATTGAGTCGGCCGAGGAATGCCCTGGGGAATGTATCTTTATTGAGCCCTAGCGGCTGAGTCGTTCCCTCTCAAAGTTCACCCATTCTTGTCTGGCAGTGCTGACACCGTATGATTCGTACTGATTTACGGACTTCATAAGAAATTTATGTGCCGAGATGATTAATGCTGTTGAGATAATTAGAAAAATGAACATTTGTACAGTATGGCATCTAATCTCTAAATCAGATTGAGATAAGACGAGTATCTCTAAAATAGATGGCGCCAATCTTTCAACGTGATGGTGTCAGAATCACTAACAAATATCATTCCTGACGGTATCGCACATTCGCTATAAATTATCAGATAGTTTTATCTTGAATTAGGTCACAGTGTTAGTATTTTCAAATGATACGAATTGGAAACTGTATTGACCTTATGTCGGAAATGGCCGACAACTCAATAGACGCAGTGGTTACTGATCCACCATATGAACTTGGTTTCATGGGGAAGAGTTGGGATGCGAGCGGAATCGCTTACAACACCGAGGTATGGAGACAGTGTCTACGAATACTAAAACCGGGCGGACACCTCTTGGCTTTTGGTGGTTCACGAACATACCACCGCCTAGCCTGCGCCATCGAAGATGCTGGATTTGATATTCGTGACCAAATCATGTGGGTTTATGGATCCGGATTTCCGAAGTCAATGAACATCGGTAAAGCAATAGATAAAGCCGCAGGCGCTTCGCGCGAAGTTGTTGGAGTTGGAAAATCCGGAAAGAATAGAAATGTTCTAAATGCCGCCAACTATCCAGACACATTCGGTGGGGACTACGAAATAACCGAGGCGGCAACACAAGAAGCTAAGCAATGGGAAGGCTGGGGAACAGCTCTAAAGCCTGCCCACGAACCAATCGTTGTTGCTCGTAAGCCAGTCAATGGAACAATCGCTCAGAACGTAATGACATGGGGAACCGGTGCTATAAATATTGATGGTTGTAGGGTCAAGAGAGACGATGGAGATGATTCGGTTGCTGGTAGCAGGACTGCCACCTTTGGGACACAAGAAACAGTAAGTGGTGGAAACGGTTCTGGTGGTTGGGAACAAAACGATATTGGTCGTTTCCCTGCAAACTTTATCCACGATGGTTCAGATGAAGTTTTACAACTATTCCCAAACAGTAAAGCAGGTAAGCCTCAAGAAAAACGAGGCACTGGCGGAATCTGGGGTAAAGGAGATGGGCACAGTATCCCCGTTGGACCATCATATGGTGACGACGGATCTGCCGCTAGGTTTTTTTACTGCGCAAAGCCGTCAACAGCAGAACGAAATGCAGGACTTGAAGGATTGCAAAAAAAGAAGGCAGACACAAGAAGTGATGTGGCTGCTGGAATGTGGAAAGACAAAAATGCCGCTCACCAGAATCACCACCCAACGGTGAAGCCGATCACTCTCATGCGTTATCTCATCAGAATGGTCGTACCGCCAAACGGCATAGTTCTTGACCCTTTTCTAGGCTCAGGAACCACGGGTGTAGCAGCCATTCAGGAAAACATTGACTGGATTGGCTTTGAGATGAACCCAGACTACGCCGATATCGCTCATAGAAGAACTGGACATGCTAGTTTCTAGTCATGTTGTATGTTGATAATTGCATAGACGCAATATCTCGGCTTCCCGACGAGAGTATTGACTCCATAGTTACCGATCCACCATACGAGCTTGGCTTTATGGGCAAGGCTTGGGATTCGACAGGGATTGCATACAGCGTTGAGTTGTGGCGCCAGTGCTTTCGTGTCCTCAAACCAGGTGGTCATCTTCTTTCATTTGGCGGCTCACGGACTTATCACCGTATGGCTTGTGCCATCGAGGATGCAGGGTTTCAGATTCGTGATCAAATTATGTGGGTATACGGGTCAGGGTTTCCGAAGTCGTTAAACATTGGCAAGTCCATTGAGGGTTTACTCACGACTGGTTCAGCCAATAAGACAGCATTCAAAAATCTGTCGGGAGAGCAAGTTGATCGTGGTGATTGGGGTATCGCCAAACAACAGTTCACACATGGTCAGCGTGACACGAATTATGACGAGACTGCTAGTGCGACGCGGTTAGGAAAACTTGAACCAACTACGGCTGAAGCCAAACAGTGGGATGGTTGGGGTACGGCATTGAAGCCTGCGCATGAGCCGATAGTAATGGCTCGTAAACCCCTTGACGGAACCGTGGCAAACAATGTTCTAACGCATGGTGTTGGTGGTATCAATATAGACGGCAGCAGAGTTGCCCACCAGTCAGAAGAGGATAGAGCGAGTGCAACACCTCAAGGAAAAGTAACTAGTAACAAAATGGCTGGTTCGGCACCCGACGTCGATGATGCTGGACGAGTGGATGTTGATAGGCCAGACACAACACTTGGTCGTTTCCCAGCGAACTTTATCCATGACGGTTCAGACGAAGTGTTGGAACTATTCCCTAACACCAAAGGTGGGACCTGGAACACCACCAAAGGTGCGAGACCATTTAATAACAATGGCGAACCAACCGGCTACGCAACCACTGGTTCAGATAAATCTATTGGCTCGGCAGCAAGGTTTTTCTATTGTGCAAAAGCGTCACGCAGTGAACGCAATGTAGGGCTTGAAGACTTTGAGCCAAAGCGTGAATCGGACCGAGTTCTCGATGATGGTGTTGGTGGGGATAACCCTCGCAACCGAAGCAACACAGCGAAAGCGAATCACCACCCGACCGTAAAACCAGTCGCGCTGATGCGTCACCTCGTCAAACTTGTTACCCCACCAAGTGGAACAGTCCTTGATCCATTTATGGGTTCTGGGACTACGGCAGTTGCGGCGATACTAGAAGGATTCAAGTGGGTTGGATGCGAGATGAACTCGGAATATGCAGA